AAGGGCAGCCTAACCGCTGGTCTCGTTGCTGTGAGGACTCTGGGTGAGAAGATCGGCATCGCCACTGGTGTAAACAGCGGCGCAGAAGTTCCGTTCGGACTTCTGGCCAACTTCGTAGGTGGCGAACTGGACGACATTGGTGACGAGAATCAGGTCGGCGTGTGGCGCGGCGTTGGTTCGACTTACACCGTTCTAGCCCCGGCGTTTGACGATACCGGACTGGCCGCTGCTTTTGCTGCTGCTGGAACTGGTAACCCTGTCAAGCTCTACGCGCTAGCTGATGGCCGTCTCGGCCATGTTTCCAGCCCTAACGCTGCTCGCGTTCCAGTTGCCCGTCTAATTGACCGACCCTCGGCTTCACGCATCGTCGTGGACCTACTGGTATAGAAAGGTAAACGACAATGGAACTAACAGCACGACAGGCAATTTCTTCCGCCGCTTATGAAGAGCGTATGGCGGGAGTTCCCAAACTCACGAAGGAAGCGAAGCAGAAGAAGCTTCAGAGCATCCTAAGTGACAAAACCTCGGCAATGCAGCGCATTGGTCAGGGCATGATTGGTCCGATTCAGATTCGTCTTCGTTACGAAGGAATCGTTCGGAATGTTCTGATTGAGGACACCCTTGAGAGGGGTCCGCTCATGCCGTATGACATTCTGGACGATCTGGGAAGGGCTTATGTCCTGAACAGCACCGATTCAGAGGTCAAGATCACGCCGTTCGAAGGCAAGCAGGCGACTCCGCAACTGTTCAGGATCGCCGCTTTCCCCCGGATCCGTAAAGAGGATCTATACTACCTCCGTGTTAACGCGGTGGAGTATGCTCAGGACGAGACCCGGCAGGCCATTCAGAAGCAGGAGGACGCTCGACTGGTCCTTCTTCTCGAGGCTGCCATCAAGGATCTCGGCGCTGCGCGTGACAACGGCACGATTGGCACTGGTCCTACCGGTGGTAGTCTTGGCACCAGCGGTAACGCTGTTGTCGGCTCTGGCACCAACGGATACGAGCAGACGGTTCTCGTCGGATCGGGCAACCCGCTCGAGCCGCAGGACCTCTACACCTGTGCCTCCCAAATCGAGGTCAACCAGCTAGAGGCGAAGAGGATTCTAATCCACCCCGCCGACGCTAGGGATCTCTACACTTGGGACATCAATGTTACTGGCATGGCGTTCAAGGACGAGGTTGCCGGTGGTAAGAAGGTCACTTCCTATGGTGAGTTCCAGCTTCAGCGGAGCGTCATCATCCCGCAGGGAGAAGTGTTCCTGACCGCTGAGCCTGAGTTCGTCGGCGTTATGCCGGTGATGTATTCTCTCGATGTTGAGGAGAACCATCAGGTGGAGCAGTTCTACAAGGGCTGGGTCATGGACGAGCTAATCGGTCAGGTCATCCTGAACGGTCGCGGTCTATCCCGGATCCTGAAGGCTGGCTCGACTGCCGCGCCTTCGAAGCTGGACATCTCGGGCCTGAACTGAGATAACAGCTTCTAAGAAGCAATGAGAGAGGGCCGCGAAAGCGGCCCTTTTTCATGCCATCATATTGTTGTAGTTAAAATTCAAACCAAGAGCTTCTTCGACTTTTATTTCCGGTCCCGAAAAGAACTTGGCCTCTCCATTGTAGACATGAACATATTTAGGTAACGCTAAGTCGCCTAGTAAAAAAGCTTCTCCAGTGTCGGTGCATCGCCAAAATCCGGACTTCCCTCCGTCTGGTCTCGCTTTAGACTCCTGTTCGGCTAAACCCCAATGCCTCAATCGTGAAGCATCTCCCTGACCTTCGCCTTTGATGCTTCGCGTTTCTACAAATTTAGTTGTTCCTCCGGCCTCATACATATTCACCAAAAGTTTAATGGCGGTTCGATACAAGGACCAGCGATAAACTTTACCCCATCTACTGCAACATGGGCAGTTAAGACCTTCTTCGAGGTTATCCTGAAAATACCGTTTAGCCTCTTCAAGTGTTGAAGAGTCAGATATCAATTGACAGCAGCGACAATCGAAATGTAATTGGACTCGTTATTCTTAATAGCCCAATCTAGTTCTTTTTCAGAAAGCGGAGCGTAAGACCTAACGGTATCGCTGACTAGCGTAAGGATCTGGTCAATTTTTCCCGTTTCCATATCCTGCCAAGAAAGTTGGATTGGGAAACCATGACTGTCAAGGAGAATGTGGCCCCCTTCATCATCAGTGTAATGGATCCAGAACGGGTTTTTAAACGCCTCTTCTGATGTCATTGAACCTCCTCTTTTGGAACAAGGTCGATCTGCAAACCGTAGTCGGCTAATACAAGGAAGATGGATTCTCCGCGAAGGTCTGCGATTTCGTCAATCATCTTGCATAAAACCTTGGCGTAGGCGGGATTGTTAAGGCGCTGCGGCTGCGACTCCGCAGAAGTGGCCCTCAAGACCTCCCAAGCAGCCTCAGCAGGGTTATCCTCTTTGCCAATGCTGATGCGGTTTAGCACTTCTCGGAGGCGTTGTTCTGTATCCATAATCGAACCTTATCAGATTGAGCAGACAACATCAACCGGGCGGAGTCAGGTCGGGGATCAGCGAAGCCATCTCCTCTTCGGTAATGCTGAAATCGGGCGAAGCGGGTTCCCGCCAAAAACCGTCAGCGCCTCTGCACCACTTGCGAATCTCGAGATTATCGTCAATCTCAATGACGACACCCGGTTCAATCTCGCCTCGAGCATCTTCGCTCATAACGAGCTTGACAAAGGCATCTGTAATCTTCTCTTTCCGAACGAGCTTGACAAAGGCATCTGTAATCTTCTCTTTCCGATCCATACAGGACTTATATCAAACAACTTTGAGATTGTCAAGCAAATTAATGACCTTTGGGATGCCTTGCTGCGAAATATTCTCCCGGAATTGACACTCTTGATTTGCTCCATCTAGGTCCGTCACCCGGCCCGGTATTAGAGGTATCGAAGCGGAGTCCTGCGACGATAATATAGGCATGACCTGAATTTGCATATACGGTTATCCAATTGCCCTTACCTTTATTGCCCCAACTCATCATGGAACCAGACGGCATTGGGCTTTTTACAAAATTGCCGCCTTTAAGAGCGAAAGAAACCGCTCCTGAACAATCGTAGCCAGAGCTATGGAAGGATCCATGACCGCCTCCCCAAACATAAGGAGCTTTTCGGATCTTATTGGCAGCCTCTATAACGCCTTTTACGCGCTTCGGGGCATCTTTTGGCGGGATGGCCTTGCCTTCAACCAACTTGGCCTTACCGGGCGGTTTAGGCAGCAAAGAAAGGCCACCGTAAGCGTTAGCGGACTCAACTAGCACCAAAAAGCAAATAATCGTCGTGATGAAGATCGACAAGGGAACTGCTTTTTCTAAAAACCTCTGGTTGGCAGTTTTCCCTGATGCCCTTTGTAGTTTTATCCCTAGCGCCCTCTTTATGCGGCGCTTCATGCGCAACCCCAAGGGGAAGTGCCATACATAGCAAGCAGCCTGTTGGCGACCTTCATCTGTTGCCGCCAGCTTGCGTAGCCTGCGTTGGATGGCATACTAGGATACTTGTATCCAGACCAAGTGCCATACCAAAAGCCAAGACCGCCTTGGTAAGTCGGGCCGGTATGAGACCAATTGACTCCCTTGTAGCCAGAACCGGGCTGCTCACAACGACCAATCGCCACCCACAGATCATGGTTGGCAGGAAGAATGCTTTTCTTAACCTTGGCCCACCTAGCCTTCATCACCTTTTTGTGATTGGGGCCAGCGGCGCATTGAACGCTATGACGATGCTTTTCCTTGGCCCAAGACGGGACAGAGTAAGCGCCAATCAGCCTCTCGGCCCACTTCCAGTGATTTTGGGCGGTATGTTCGTGGCTGTGTCCGTCGCAGACGGCTCTAGGAGTTTCCGGCTTAACCGATGCGTTTTCGGCATAAGCCCCGGTAGTGATTGCTATTGCGGCAATAGAAATTGCAACAGCAAGAACTGCTTTGAGATAAAACATAATATTCCTCGCACAGCAACGCCATTTCGCTACGGGACTTCGCTAATTCCTGAGCTTTAAACTCTTGTCAGGACGGGCGATCTGCTGAACGGTGGATGACCTCCTTCGTTTGTTTGGCAGACCAAAGCGATAACTTCCGCTTGGCCATTACTTATGAGTTTGCCGATCAATCTTAGCACATTTTAATAGCTTTCGCTCACATAAACCTTGCAGCGGTAATTTTCGTTGCACAAGACCCGTCTCATATCGATTAGAACAAAGGAGCAAGAATGACAGACGAAAAGAGAATTTACCTGCGCAATCTTCACGGTTGCGAGGGCAGGGTTAATCTCTCCGATGGCCGCAAAATTGAGCTAAAGCCTCGTGGTCAGCGCGGAGACATGGAATCGGTTACCGAGCAGGAGTTCAAGGATCAAAAGCTTCAGGACAACATTGGCCTGATCTTCGAGCCGCTTTCGGAAGAGAGCGCCCAAGAGGTAACCGAAAAGCAGAACA